AAAGATAGATACTTATGGCAGGATGAAACCCATGCACAAGAAGCATTCGCAAGAGCCTCAGTCTATGGTGCAACGTATCAAGAGTATACTGACTACGATCTTGCACAGCGACTTTACGAGTACGCTAGCAAGGGCTGGTTCGGTTTTAGCACTCCTATACTTAGCAACGGGGGAACCACTCGCGGTTTACCTATTAGCTGTTTTCTCAATTATGTTCCTGATTCGCGTAGGGGCCTTTCTGATCATTATGATGAGAACATATGGCTGGCGAGTGGAGGTGGAGGCTTGGGTGGATATTGGGGTGATGTTAGAAGTAACGGGGTTTCTACTGCTAACGGTAGTCAGTCTACTGGTAGCATCCCATTCATGCATGTAGTAGACAGTCAGATGCTGGCCTTCAACCAAGGCGTTACAAGAAGAGGTAGTTATGCAGCGTATATGGACATCAGTCACCCAGAGATTGAAGAGTTCATTGCTATGCGAAAGACCACTGGTGGTGATCTTAACCGTAAATGTCTTAATCTACACAATGGTGTTAACATTAGTGATGCCTTTCTCAAGCGTGTAAAGAATGATGAGAACTGGAGACTCATAGACCCTAAGTCTAAGCAAGCTATCAAGACTGTATCAGCTAGGGACTTGTGGTGGCAGCTACTACACACTAGAGCAGAGACAGGGGAACCTTATATTGTAAACATGGACAGGTGTAATGAAGCATTACCTGAGTCTCAGCAGGAGCTAGGCTTAAAGATACGCCAGAGTAACCTATGCTCAGAGATTACATTACCTACAGGAGAAGACCGTACAGCAGTCTGTTGTTTGTCCAGTGTTAACCTAGAGTACTTTGATGAGTGGAAGGAACACCCTATGTTCATTGCTGATCTAGTTACCATGCTGGATAACATCATTGAACACTTTATTGAGAATGCTTGTGGACGTATCATTAGATATGCAGATAACAGAAAACCATATGGGGCTACCTATGATGAATTCACTGTACAAGAAGGTAAAGAAGGTTTTAAAAAAGCCGCTTATAGTGCATATAGAGAACGCGCAATTGGGCTTGGAGCAATGGGGTTTCATAGTTACTTACAACGTAATAGCATTCCTTTTGAAAGTATGTACGCCTCCTCCTTCAATAACAGAGCTTTTAAACACATCAAAGAACAGGCTAGTGAAGAAAGTAAATTTCTTGGCCGTGTTCGCGGCGTTGCACCTGATATGGCTGGTAGCGGCATGCGTAATTCTCACCTTCTTGCTATTGCTCCTAACGCTTCTTCTTCAATTATATGCGGTGGAACGTCTCCTTCAATTGAGCCTACAAGGGCTAACGTATTTACGCACAAGACGCTGACAGGCTCATACAAGGTACAAAACAAATACTTAACTGAACTACTGGAATCTAAGGGGATGAACAATGAGAAGACTTGGAAAGCTATTGCGGCGGCTGAAGGCTCTGTGGCGGAACTTGATGGACTTACTGAAGATGAGAAAGATGTATTTAAGACGGCACCGGAACTCAATCAGATATGGATTATTGAACATGCGTACCAGCGTCAGAAGTATGTATGCCAAGCACAGTCTGTAAACCTGTTCTTTAACCCACCACCGGCTACAGCACCACAGGAGGTACATGATGAGTATCTGGAGTATGTTAACAGCGTACATTGGACAGGAGCTAACAAACTCAAATCTATGTATTACCTGCGCTCTACAGCAGCTAGAAATACAGAGAATGTCAACATTAAGATACCAAGAATTAATCTTGAAGACGGGGAGTGCCTAAGCTGTGAAGGATGATCACCCTATGTATAGAGCATTGTTCTATATACAAGAGACTAATGAACATGTAAGGTGGCCTGAGTTTATAGAGTACTATAGACAGCAAGATAGAGAAGTAGACTATGATACCTACTGCTATCAGATGTGGGCCAGTTACATGGACAACCAGAATAAAAGAGAACTGTACCCTTTAAGATACAGGGAATACATAAAAAAGTATAAAGATTTACTGGAGGAAGGATACAATGGAAGACCATAAAATAAGATCTTTGAAAGACTACTACAAAGCACAGATAACTTGGGCGCTTTAAAAGGAGGAACGGTGAGTATGAAGAATAGAAACCTAAATCACAGTGACGATTGGGCCACACCGGATTGGTTGTATGATAAGCTGAACACAGAGTTTAATTTTGACTTTGATCCTTGCCCTATTTGCTTTGACGGTATTACCCCAGACAAAGACGGTTTACTTATAGATTGGGGCGCAAGAAATTTTATTAACCCGCCATATAGTAGAAAACTAAAGGATTCTTTTGTAAAAAAAGCTATTAAAGTAGCGGGGATGGGTAATCTGTGTGTTTGTCTTTTGCCTGTTAGCACTAGCACCGCGCTGTTTCACGACTACATACAACCCAATGCAGCCGATATTAGATTTTTGCGTGGCAGAGTTAAATTTGTTGGCACTAATACTTTTGGTGAAAAGGTCGATAATAAAGCTGGTATGCACGACTCAATGGTCGTAGTCTTTGACGGTAGGCGTAAGAAATAAGCACCAGTAACGTATAAAGAGTTATTAGAGGAAGGGTACAATGATAGATTCAAAGATAACAGCACTTAAAGGTTACTATAGCTCTCTGATTGATATACATAAATCTGAATTACAAGTGTATATTGATAATCCAGCAGCTATAGGTGACCATAGTAACCTAGTGGAGACTATGGATACACTAGTAGGTAAGATAGCTGATGCAGAAGATAAACTAATAGTATTGGAGACGCACTTCAGTGAATGAAGATTTAATACATAAGATAAACCTCTGGAGTATGTCTAGAGGCATCATAAACAACAGCACACCATTGGCCCAGTTTGCAAAGCTAGTGTCTGAGGTAGGTGAGCTAGGGGATAACATAGCAAAGCAGAGGCCAGTGTTAGATGACATTGGTGACTGCCTTGTAGTGTTGAATACACTTGCAATTATGCACGACACCTCACTGGAGGAGTGTTTAAAGGTAGCTTACGATGACATCAAGGATCGCAAGGGACACATGAACAGCGAAGGTATATTTATTAAAGAAGGAGATGTAGCGTGAGCCTATCTTATTACTGGCCTCCCAGTGTAGATATTATAAAAACTTATGATCGCGGCCCCTATTGGCCTACACTTTCTTTATCTTGGTATGAATGGTCTTTAAGTTTTTGGCTAGGATACAAACTAGGATTTACTATACAAATACAAGACTGGGCGAATGGCTTTGGGGTTAGTGTTTTTAGTGGTGAAGGCAACGGTTATGAAAGAGGTAATTTCTGTGTTGCTTTCTTTCCTTTGTACTTATGGATTACTTATAATAGTGATAAAGAAGTAGATGAATTAGTGTTTGGCCCATCTAATGATGGATTTACAATGGATATTACTGGTGATTGGAAAGGAGATGAATTCGTATGAGCCTACTAGGAACAAGAGATTATTATAAACCATTTGAGCATCCTTGGATGTTTGACTACTACTCACAGCAGAATCAGATGCACTGGTTCCCAGAAGATGTACCGCTGCACAATGATGTAAAAGATTGGCAGACCATGACCCCTGAAGAAAAGAACCTGCTTACACAGATCTTTAGACTGTTTACACAATCAGATGTAGATGTTAGCTCTGGTTATGTAGATAGATACATGAAGATCTTTAAGAAGCCTGAGGCCCGTATGATGATGGGAGCCTTTAACAACATGGAGTCCATACATCAACATGCCTACAGTCTACTCTTAGACACCGTAGGAATGCCTGAGGTTGAGTATAAGGCGTTTGCAGACTATGAGGCTATGGCAGACAAGCATGAGTACATAGACTCTGTGAAGGTCACTAAGGGCGACAAGAGAAGCATAGCTAAAGCACTTGCTGTGTACTCTGGGTTTACTGAAGGTCTACAACTGTTCTCTAGCTTCATTATCCTACTGAACTTTCCTAGGTTTGGTAAGATGAAGGGCATGGGACAGATCATTACCTATAGTATCAGGGATGAATCACTTCATGTAGAGGCGATGACTAAGCTGTTCAGAGAGTTTATACAAGAGAACATAGACATCTGGGACGATGACTTCAAGGCAGAGATCTACCAAGCCTGTAGAGAGATGGTGGCCTTAGAGGATAGATTCCTAGACCTAGTGTTTGAACAAGGAGATATTGAAGGCTTAACTAAGACTGAGATGATGCAGTACATCAGGTACATTGCTGACCGTAGACTGCTACAGCTAGGACTGAAGCCTAACTACAATGTCAAAGATAATCCTCTGGATTGGCTGGATGATGTGCTAGGTGTAGAGCACCAGAACTTCTTTGAAGGCAGAGCTACTACATACATGAAGGCCGGTATGCGTGGTGACGTTGGAAAGGTTAAGTTTGCTGATGTAGCTTAAGGGGAACTAGGGGGCATTGCGCCCCCATTGTTTCTATCTAGCCTCTTTAGCTTGCCTTAATAAATCAAATACTTCTGGATTGTTTTGTTCCAGTATATCTAACTTACCTGACTGCTGTATCCTGTCGTAAGCAGCTACCCTTCTTTTTCTATCAGCTTTTTTTAGTACCTCCGCACTACCTTCTGGCAGTAAAGGTTCTTTGTTTTGATCTCCGGTAGTATCAGCTAAAACACCCATCCGTATACTGCTAGGAACTACAGGTACACCCCCTCTACTATAATCTAACCCTTTTTGCAAGTTTTGTTGAAAAGCTGTCTGACCTGTAATAAACCTCTGTGCTGATTCAGTTGACAGTAGTTTTCCTAACCCTGTTCCTCCTAGTATAAGTGATGTTCCTCTACCTAAAGCAGTACCAAGCAGACCGTCTGCCGTGATAGACTCAAAAATACTAGGGTTCTGTCTAGGCATTAGCTCTTTTAAGGAAGACAGGCTATTGTCAAGCCTTTGTTGTTCGCTACGCAGACGGCTTACTTCTACACCATGTTCTAGTTTATTAGCTGCTCTAGCTTCTGTAGTTTTAGCAATTCGTTGTCTTTTAGCTAACTCTTTATTAGCATTAGTTATTTCATTTTTAAAAGCATTAGATTGATTTTGTAACTTGCCTGCATAAGAATCCATTATCTTTCTGGCTTCTTTGTCAGCCTGCTGTATAATAAAATCATCTCTATTAGCTACTAAATCACCCACCTCATCTGCTTCTTTTTGTAAAAGTCCTTGTCCTCTAGATATAGATCTTTTACCAAACTGTTTAACAGACTCTAGCCATTCTTCAGGATTAAACTCTCCTTTCCTTCCGCTTTTAACAGAAGCCTTTGCAATTGAAGAATCTAAAGTAGCCCTATGTGCCCATCTTGAACGGTCTTTTACAAAACTTTCTAAATCTTTACCTTCAAGTTGTCGTTCAATTATGTCATCAAAATAGTCCTGCATCCCATTAACTACTTTTTTTAGAGACATGTTACCACCATCAGGAAGTGCGTTAATCACTTTACCTATCTCACTACGCAAGTTAACTAAAGAAGACCCTGTTATTTTACCGTCTTTTACAGTGCTCTCTAAGTAAGTTTCTACCCAAGAAGACAATCCATTAGGCTTAGTCGCTAAATAAACTGATGCTTCAGTATCCCCTTTAATTAAAGACGCTAGCTTTGCTTTAGAAGCGTCAACTGATATACCAAAGTCTTGCTTATCTTTAGCACTTCTAAAACCTAAAGTAGACCAAAGATCATCAAGATCTAAATTAGCTGTTCTTATCCCTTCGTTTTGTAAAGCCTCCACTTGCTCTTTAGTGGCTAGAGAAGGTGCTGAAGCAGCCACTGCTTTTTGCCTAAACAAAGACTCAGCAGCGTTTACTGACGCATCATAGTCATGTAAAGCTTTTATTTTAGCAGCAGCAATGTCATTGTCCATAACAGCATTAGTAGCTTTATCATCAACACCCGCTAGTGTTTCTAAATCTCTCTTAGATATTTCTGCTTCTTTTACTTTTTTACTAGCCACAGCAATTGCCGTAGCCCCACGGCGTTTAGCTTCCTGTATATTAGTAGCCAAAGCATCATCAATGTTAACTTTAGAAGCATCTACTTTATTAACAATACGTTGTGCCTGTTGAACTATAGCCCCTTTGCCTCCGAAACTTTTACTAACGATGTCACGGTAAAAACCAGCAGCCCCACTCTCAGTAAACACAAGAGGAACAAAGTCTTCTCCTGTACCTAAGTCTTGAGCTACCCTACGTTTAGCTAATGCTTTAACTCCTCCAACAATAGCCTCGCCTGCAACACCGCCAAGAGTACCTAGCATAGCACCGCCTATAGCACCTTCTCCTCTTTGGCCTTGTACTGCTGTTCCTGCTCCAGCAGCAGCACCTTCTAGACCTCCCGCCGCACCTGCTAAAGCTGTAGTTGCAGCTATTTGAGTGCCTCTGCCAGCGTTAGCTAACCTACCTGCTAGTAAAGCACCTCTAGCTGCTTGTACGCCTGCTCCGCCTAAGTAAGTAGCTGGGGACAACACAGCACCGCCAATACTTAAACCAGCAGTTGCCACTGGAAAATCCTCATAAAATCTTTGATTTTCAGCATCAGCAAGCGTTAAGCGTTCACTGTAAATTTCTGAAAAGTCTCTGCCTGTCTCTAAAGACTCTATGTACGCAGGGACAGTTTCAGCTATTTCATCAGTAAACCCAAGAAACACCCCGTCTAAAAATATCTTAGCTGCTAAAGCAGGATCATCAGTCCATTCTTTATCTTCTATGATACGGGCCATAGTTTCATTTACTTCTTCTTCTTCTCTTTTTTCTTTATCTTCAAAGGATCTAGAAGCTACGGTAGATAAAGGGTTTTCTTGCAAATACTTTTCGTATAAAAACTTCTGTTCTGCCATCTTAATTACTCATTAAATAATTTCTTTGGAACTCTGGGCTATACAGCGCCTCTATTGCAGGGTTTCCTCTAATGGAGTCTAACATTAAAGGAGTAACAAAATCACTTGAGTAGTCACTATTTAAAGTTTCACCTATCTTTCCATTAAAGTCATTGATGATAATTTCAACTTCCCTTGCTTTTTCTGCCTCCGTCATGTTTTGTGTATTAGGAGCAGTCCCGTTAAGTATCCCAGCTATAGCTGTAGAAGCACCCCTAGAAGATCTTCTATATCCTTCAGCGGCTGTATTTACATTAGCTATTGTTTTATTGTTAGATATAAATTTAGATTTAAAACCGTTAAACTTTTCAGCAGCAGCTAATGTTCTTTGATAAGCATTAAGATAATTTAACATTTCCTGCTGACCAGCAGTTTCAGGCGGAAAACCTCTTTTTAATAACTCAATGTCTTTATCTGAAGCAACTCCGGGAGGCAGGCCAGATATTATTCCTTCAGTTACTGTCCTGTTAAATTCAGTTCTTATTTCAGAAGGTGTATCTCTTGTGCCAAAAAGTTCTTTTACTGTTTCTTCTACAGCAACTGGCAAACCAGCACCTAAATCTTGTACAGTTTCTATTTTGTTAATTAAACCAGATACAGCAGTTCTCTTACCTCCAGCATCTGTTTCTGCTTCTTGATATTTTGCTAGTTGTGTAATAGTTTCTCCTTTCATACTACCAGCACTAGAATCAAACTTAGCAATACTACTATACAAAGCATCTATTGTTTTTATAGATCCAGAATCAATGCTGTCAGATATTGCTTCTTCTTCTGCATCACTTAATCTATACAAAGGAAGAAACTTTTTGAAAGAGATAGCTGCTTTTTCTTCCTTTAATTTGTTATTAGCAGCGGTTCTCTGCGCTGGTGTAAGTTCTTTTGGATTGCTAAACACTTTTGTTACAGTTCCGTCATTATTGACACGAACTAACTCTGAACCGTCTGCTATTGTTTCTGTCTTAATTCCTGTTGTATTTGACTTTATAAGCTCATTAACTTTAGTTGGATCTAAACGCAAGTCTTTAGATATTTTACTTACAGTTTCTAAAAACTTAGGATTTTCGCTATCTGTTCTAGCTAAAGTAGCAATAGAGTTGTAACCGTCTATTTGACGTTCAGCAAGTGATTTTTCTTCTGCTTTTTCTCTACTAGCTTTTATCTTTTGAGCAGCCATAATTTGCTGTTGTGGAGTCCCTAATTGAGCTAATATAGTTAATTGCTGTTGTTCAGCATCAGGTGATTTAGGGTCTATCTGAGATAAAGCAGCCCTTAGTTGCTCTGGACGGCTTCTCATCTCCCTACCCATCAAACTACCAAGACTTTTAGCCAGTAAGTTTGTAGGCTCATTGCCTCCAATTAGAGGCCTGCCTGTCACTTCATCTATTCTATTAGGAATTTGTCCTGTGAACAATCCCTGTAAACCTTGTGTTATAGCCATTTATATCTCCTAAGTAAGAAAGTCGTAGATCTCTTGAAGGATGTTTCCTCCTCCACCACCGCCACCACCGGCAGCGGTAGCAGCAGAACCAAACATTCCACCTTGGGTTCCTAGCAAACTACCGTATAGTTGAGCCAAGCTATTAACTCTTTCTTTCTCTGCCATTAAGCGGTTGCCTAAGCCTGTGCTAGCCGCCTCACCAAAGTACCCAGCGCCTTGTCTTGCAGCAGTGCTGCTAAGGTCTGCTAGGCTTAGAGCAGGCGTTAAGGAGGCCAGTAGTTGATTCTCAGGCTGATACTGTAGGCCCATAGAAGCACCTATGTTACCTAGCTGTGCTTGCTGGAATGCAGCAGGTAAACCAGCAGCCTGCGTACCTAAGCCAAACATGCCAGTAGCATTAGCTAAGTCACTAGCTCTCTGTTGTTCAGCTTGGTTAATAGACATAAGGGAAGCTTGATTCATAGCTTCAGCCCTAGCTTTTTCCATAGCAAACTGTTCTGGAGAACCACCAAACTGTGCTGTACGTAAACCTGTACGCCCTTGTGCAGCTAGTCTTTCATTAAGTGCTATTTGATTACGCTGTTCTTCGGGCATTTGTGTAGCTCTAATGCGGTCATACACATCTTGCTCTCTACCGGCAATACCTCCTTGGGCTTGCTGTAGAAGCCCTTGTACGCCTCCTAAAGCTTGACTCTGGATACCTGAGACATCAGGAGCACCACCATAGCCTCCTGTTAAACCTCCTGTAATACCAGCTAATTGAGACTGTAGAGCCTGTTGCTCTGGAGATAGGGTAGTGGTAAAGCCTCCTTGTGTACCAGCATCTACACCACCAAAACCTGTGGATACAGTAAAAGGCTTAAATGCTGCATCTGCCTGCGCCTGCTGGCCTATCCGCAGACCTTCTGTTTGGGCTTCTTTACCAATGCCCGTAAGGTCATTCATAGCATCTACGGCTAACCCTACATTTATTAAATCGCCGCCTCTGCCTCCTAAGAAGTCAGTTATTTGGCTAAATAAACTCATGTTCTATATTCCTATTGTCGTTGTAATTACTGTCGCGGCTGCTGTCACTACAACAGTAATAACAAGCCAAGCAAGGCGTTCCCATCTCTTAGAGTGTGCCATAGCCATCTCTCTAAGATGCCTGAGTTCAGCAGTAGCCTCCCCCCAGCGTTCACCACATTCTTTCTCATGTTGTGCTATGCGTTCCAATGCTTCCATAGCTAACTCTAGGTTAGTGCCTTGCTCCATTCTCATTAATCCTTAGCCTTGCCAATGTTCAATGCAATAATGTCAAGCCACTTGTATGCCTTGGACACTAGGTCATCGTCCTTCTTGGTAGGTGTAACCGCTGCTATAGCAGATGCTAGAGCTACTAGAGCAGTAGCAATGTTAAATGCGTCTAATATATAGTTCATTTATGCCTCTGGGTCATATGCGTTTGCAGTTTTTATGGCTGCGTTGACAGTAGACATATCCTCAGAACCCCAATCATCAAGGCCCACCATCGCCTCAAGATACCCACAGCTACGCAGAATACGTTCCTGTTTTTCAACATTGGTGTTCTCGTTGTAAAAGTCATTGTTTGCATCTAGGACGCTTTCAATTACGTTTACGCTATTCAGCATTGCTGAGTAGTCTTGTGCGATTTGGTCTGCTTCTCTGGTCATTGTTCTATCCTTCTAGGATTGTTATTCGTGCGGTGAGCGCCTCAATTAATGCGCTTTGTTCTTGGATGGCTTTGACAAGTATAGGCACGAACCTTTCATACTTTAAGCCGTACTGATTACCATCTGGGGTAAGAGTCACTGTTAGATTTTTTTTATCTGACTGTTTATAACCAGCAGCCTCTTCTAGATCACGAACTGCTTGCGCTTTGAAGCCAACATCCATCCAATCTTCTTTGTGCGTACCATCTGGTGTTTGTGCGTTTAAGTTATAATCTTCAGCATGCTTATCGCCGTATTTAGAACGCTTATCCCAATAGTAAGTGACAGGCTCTAGGGCTTTAACAAAGTCCAAACCAAGGTCTAAAGCCGTAAAGTCAGTCTTATCACGCTGATCTGATGTAGCTTGTATAGAAACCTGTGTGAAAGCTTGAGCTATGTTTTCATCGCCAAGAACAAGAACATTGCTATTCGTAGAAACTATACCTCCGGGACTTCCTGTGCGTCCTGCATCAACGCCTAAAAGTAAGTTGTTAGAGCCGCTTGTAACATTATAACCGGAGGCAGACCCCCACGCTGTATTATTTGTGCCAGTGGCTGAGTTTAACGAATTAGTCCCTCCTGCGGTGTTACTAGTCCCACAGTTCGCGGCTAACGAATCCTTACCAATGGCAGTACATCCATTACCATCGTCTGTAGCCCCGCCTGCGCCAGAACCCACAAAAGTATTCTCATTGCCTGTTGTAAGAGCATCCCCCGCAAGACTACCGATGAGGGTGTTGTTTATGCCCGTGGTGACTAACACACCTGAGTTATATCCCACTGCCGTATTGTTGGTGGTCGTAGCCGAAGTAAAGCTTTGTGTGTTTAAGGCTTGATACCCAATCGCCGTACTTCCACTTCCAAGTCTATCTGACGTTAGTGCGGAAAGTCCTACAGCTACGTTAAAATCAGCATCAGTAAGAGCATCACCAGCAAGACCGCCAATAAGGGTGTTCTGAATTCCCGTGGTGACTGCTACCCCTGCTCCCCAGCCCACAGCAGTGTTATAAGTATCTGTAGACGTAGTGAAGTTTTGAGAGAACAGCGCATCTTTGCCTATAGCCGTAGTGTGATTACCTTTAGTGTCTGAGCTTAAAGCTGAATAACCCAAAGCTACATTTTCTTGCCCTGTGTTCAAGGCATCACCAGCAATACCGCCAATAAGGGTGTTTACTATGCCCGTGGTGACTGCTGCACCTGCGGCGTAACCAACTGCTGTGTTATAAGCATCCGTAGCTGTAGTATGGTTTGCAGCCAAAAGAGCCGCGTATCCGATAGCTGTGTTGTACTGGCCCAGCTTGTTCGAAGATAATGAAGCAAATCCAACCGCTGTATTACGGTCAGAATCAGTCAGTGCGTCACCTGCAAGACCACCGATGAGCGTGTTCTCAAATCCCGTGGTGATTCCGGTTCCTGCGGCATAACCTATTGCCGTGTTGTAATTTTCTACTGCGGCATTTTGTGTTGTTAGAGCAAAAGCACCTACGGCTGTACTTCTTTCTCCCGTATCTTCAGTAAATAAAGCCTTGTAGCCCACGGCAGTCATATTGTCGCCCGTAGTAATCGCAGTACCTGCTTCATCGCCTACGACAGTGTTAAAATTACCGCCAGAGGCTATGGAGTTACCTGCGTTGACACCTATACGGACGTTAGAGGTTCCTGCTGATGCAGTAATTATGTCTGCGCCGTCTGCAAAGGTTACGTCTGCTGCGAAATTTGCTGCGCCGTCAACGTCAATAACGTCTAAGTTTGCAGTGCCATCAACATCAATGTCACCAGAGATGTCAATGCCTGTTACGGCTAGTGTAGATGCTATACTTACGTTGCCTGATGAACCTTCTAAAAAGAAAGCATTAGTATTACCATCGGACTCAATACGAAAGTCTAGGTCTGCACTAGATTCATTAAATACAGTTTCAGTAGGGCTTATAAACAAGCGTGAATTAGAAGCACCAGCAGTTAACGTAGATAGTTCTAAAGCAAAGTCTTCAGAGCCATTAGATACATCTGTTATTTGTGAAGTTATCTGACCGTAGAATGTTTTCTCATCGGCATCGTTTTTACCTGAGAAGTACACTTGACCAGTTAAGTCATTGTCCGCTGCTGAAACAGAGTTTCTAAATAGATCTAATATTGGCCCTGCGTTAGCATCAGCGTCCGTAGAGATTAGTGCTAATTGAGTAGTATTATCGGATGTAGTAATAGTGGCGTTGCCTGTAAGGGCTGCATCTGTACCGCTAATTTTACTGTCTAACTGAGTCTGTATAGCTGAAGTTACACCGTCTGTGTAATTAAGCTCTGCTGTAGTTGCTGTGACTCCATCTAAAAGATTTAACTCAGTTGCAGTAGAGGTTACACCGTCAAGGATATTAAGTTCAGCGGTTGTACTAGTGACACCATCTAAGATATTTAACTCAGCAGCAGTACTGGTGACTCCATCAAGGATGTTTAGTTCCGCTGTAGTTGACGTAACACCGTCTAAGATATTTAGTTCTGCTGTGGTGCTAGTGACTCCATCTAGTATGTTAAGTTCAGCAGTAGTAGATGTAAGTCCGTCTAAAATATCAAACTCTGAAGCAGTTACTCCTGTAGCATTTAAGTCTTTTGCATAGTTAAGATCAGCAACAACGCCTGTAAAACCATCTAGCTTATTCAGTTCCGCTGTAGTAGAAGTAACGCCATCTAGTATGTTTATCTCTGCTGCTGTACTTGTGACACCATCCAGAATGTTTAGTTCTGCTGTAGTGCTAGTAATACCATCAAGTACATTTAACTCTGCTGTAGTAACTGTAGCACCGTCTAATATCTCTAGTTCTGCTTCACTAATTGTAGCGGAACCTATAGTAAATGATGTAAGGATAGTAGGAGTAGTAAGCGTCTTGTTCGTAAGTGTCTGTGAGCCGGTAAGTGTAGCTACAGTACTGTCAATGGCTAGAGTAACACCAGTACCAGATGCAGTAGAGGTAACACCAGTGCCACCTAAGATACCTAGAGACTCAGAGTCCAAGTCAATGTCAATACTAGCAGAACCATCAGTAACATCTAAGTCCTGTGCTGTTGTAGTTGAGTCTACATAGGCTTTAACGGACTGTTGTGTAGGCACAAGCACAGCACTGTTAGAGGACATATTGTCTTCATCTACCCAGCCTGTAATAGTAATGGTGCCGTCATTCAAGGAACCAAAAGTAGTAGTGCCTGTTAATGTTACATCGTTAATGTCTGCTTTAGTTGCTGATGCAGTTGCAATGTTATTAAACTCTGCATCTATTTCAGTACCTTTTACAATCTTTCCAGCATTGCCTGAAGGTAACGAATCTTTAGCTGCAAAGTTAGTTGTTTTTGTATAATTACTCATTAAATTAGTCTACCTATAATAGCTTCTGTATTTAGTTCTTGTATGGACAATGCTCTGCCGTCTATTGTAGCGTCTATACCAATAGTAGCTACCTTACCTGATCCTCTAGCTTTTAGCTTTGCAACGTCAATAACAATAGTTGCACTGTACTCTGAAGCCGCTACGTTATACTCCGCTACTCCATACTCAGCTATCAAACTTGTGGCTACAGTAAACGCTTGCTTACTGTAACCTTCTGTATAGTCATAGGCCCAGTTAGCTACTAGCTGACTACCTGACCCACCTATAAGAGTTAAATTAATTTCTTTAAGCATCTTTACTCTGGAAGGATCACCAAAGGCTAGAGGCTGAGTGTAGTACTTCATTATGTAAGTGCTAGTGTTGTCTAAATATCCAAAGTATCTAGATACACCGGATACACCACCAAAGTATAGCTCTCCTCCAACGTCATCTCTAGCAGCCGTTAAGATACCAGTAGTAGGCCATGTTGTAACTCTGTTACTCCCGTCCTCTAGCTTACTTCTTACATCAAAACAGTAAATAATCTTAGCGGTTACAGGGAATATTAAAAGATAAAAAGCATTCTCTACGCTGTATACAGATTTAATGTTACCTGTTTCAAGAGTAGTATTATAAACAAGTTCATCTCTAATGCTCCTAGAGACATCCCCAATAGGGTTAGATTTCTCTTGTATAACCCTACCTAAACTACGGACACCAGAGCTAGATAAGAAAAACAAGTCTGAGCCTGTAGACTGTACGCTGTCTCTAGCTACACAGCCTATGTTTGTAATAGTGTCCTGTAGCGTCATATTAGAAGGTGAAGAAGCACCGGAGTACAGTAGGATGCTACGCTTACCAAAGATAACCAACAGGTCATTAAACTCTGCTAGTGCAGTAATCTCATCATGTCCTGTAGGCCATACAGATGTAACGTCTAAGCTACCTGTGCTGCCTCCTGTCCACGCATGACCATTAAGACTATCAGACCAGTAGACAGTGTGTTTATTGTTTACAACATCAGCAGCCCATACTCTACCAAAAGCCGCTAAAGCCTCATTAGCTTGCGGTGGTGTACCTGTAGAATGACTGTGGTCACTTATAGCTGCTAGTACACCGGAGCCAGATTCATCTGTGTATATTAGAGGCTCATGCGCTGACTGCCAAAAGTACGCATGGTTAGCAAAGTTTATAATCTTCCAATTGTTAGCTGATACTGTATAGCCACTTGGAGTTATGTCTGTAAGGCTAGAAGTGCCTGTAAATATCTTATTGTTACCAGTAGAGAACACTACAGTTGTACCACTGTAATCTACATACTGGAATAGGTTCTCTACGCCAACACTAGACCCTAAAGGAGAAGCACTGCTAGTTAGAAGATTAATTCCTTTTCTAGCACCTATGCGTCCAAAGCTGTCAATGACTGCATTCTCTGCTATAGAAGCATAAGAAGCGTCCTGACCTACAGGAGCATCTTGAGTATTAAGGCCTCTAAATCCTGGAGCACCAATGTATATGTTTTCTCTTTGCTGTGCCATTATTGCACCGTGTAAATAAATTCTTCAGGATTCTTATATGCGTCCTGTGCAATAGCATCACTAAGATGTTTATCTGCAATGATAAAATAATCTTGTGTAGTAGTACCACCTGTCTCACCACGTTCTCTAGCAAGTAAAGCTACAGCGTTGTGTATAATAGGCATTGCTGGCAGTACTGTAGTACTAGAGTCTACTGTTAAATCAGGCTCTCTTGAGCACACATCAAAGCGTAATGAAAATACACCGGATGGCTTAGGGTATACTCTTACTTTAGTATCAGCATTACTGTCTACTCCACTAAACGTATAGGAGTCAGGAGTGCCTGTAACTTCCCCTGAAATGTAGTAGGCATTACTAAACCAGTTTGGAGACTCATAGTGCATAAAGAAGTTTGAAGTATCGTTTATAGCACTATATAGTTTAACACGTTCTCCTGCTCCTGTCAAGCTATATTCTGTAGTATTTTCTACTGTAGGTACAACCACAGTCTTTCTTAAAGTAGACCAATCATGTGAGTCCTGTACTAAACTCTTAGCATCATTGATGTAGTCTCCTACCATTTTAGAGTAAGCTGTTTCAGTAACATCAGCTACTTCTTCTTCTCTGAGCCTTCTCAGTACACTATTCATTAAACTCAGGTACGTTGTAGCCATTAAATTATTCCTTTAAATAAACCTTGTGGTGCTTGATAACCTTGTAACGGCAACACACGCTCTAGTAACTCTGGTGCTTGGTATTTATTCATGTAGTCACCAAACATTAAACCAGTTACTGATGACTGTCCTGCTCCTCCTGAGCCTGCACCTCCAAACATACCAGTGCCTGTCCCAGCGCCTGCCCCTGCACCGCTGCCAGAGCCGTCACCAGTACCAGTGCCAGTACCTGTGCCACTACCGCTGCCACTACCGGCTCCAGTTCCTGTACCAGAGCCTTCTCCAGTTCCTTCTCCAGTTCCTTCACCAGTATCACCTCCGGCTGTTCCTGTTCCTGCTCCACCAGCAGCACTTCCAGAGCCTGTTCCAGCACCTCCAGTACCTGCTCCAGTGTTTATACCGGCGGCACCGTCTCCTGAAGAATCAATATATGATGAATTACCAGTACCTGCACCGTCTGTTATTCCAGCATCAGTTGTAGCAGCAAAAGCATCTCCACCTTCTGCTCTTTCTTGTATTTCTTGAGAAGAAAGAGTTTGTCCTCCATACTCGTAACTACCTGTTGAATTACGGCTTATATTACTAAATATTAAAGTCCAATCTTGCTGTGTAATCGTTGCTTCATCTTCGCTATAAGTTTCACCATTAAGAGCATCAGGTTTCCCGTCACCATCGTTGTCAGCATTCCAGTATTCTGGGCCTAATTTAACAACATTGCCTTTCTGATCTCTAGCTATTACAGAACCATCAGCAAACTTTTCAAGTATCTGCCAGAAAGGAAGTTTTTCAGTTTCCTCTGAAGCATCTCCAGCGCCAGCACCTCCTCCAGTGCCTGAGGCTCCACCGCCTTCAGAAGACCCACCGCCACCACCGCCACCTGAAGCATCTTCTTCAGGAGGTACAAACTTCTGATCTATCTCAGGATCATCTATTTCAGGTGGGGGATTATCTACTGTAGTGTCTGTGTCAATCTCATCAAAGTCAGGAGGTGTAACATCTGTTTCAGGAGGTAAGTTACCTGCTTCTTTTTCTGCATCTTCTATTTCTTTAGCTATTTTTCTAGCTTCTTCAGCCTCTGCGTCAGCTAGTCTTTTAGCTTCAGCTTTTGCAGCATCAGCTTTTTCTTGAGCTAAGTCAGCAGCAGCTTTATCAGCAGCAGCTTTATCAGCTTTAGCTTTAGCATCAGCAGCCTTTTTAGCTTTAGCATCAGCAGCATCTTTAGCTGCCTTATCTGCTTTGTCTTTAGCAGCTTTAGCGTCTGCCGCATCTTTAGCAGCTTTAGCATCAGCAGCATCTTGAGCAGCTTTAGCGTCTGCTGCATCTTTAGCAGCTTTAGCGTCTGCAACAGCCTGCGCTTCTTCCCTAGCTATTCTAGCTGTTTCTTCTTTAGCTGCTAGTTCATCCGCTCTGGCTCTAGCAACCGCAGCTTCTTCTGCTCTTATCCTGTTTCTTTCTTTACGGGCAGCGTCTTCTATTTGCCAAGCTTGATAAGCAGCAGCTTTCTCTGCTTGATAGGTTCTTTCTTCCCCACGCCTTATTTCAGATTCATTTTTTACTGCTGCGTCATAGTTACCTTTAGCTACGTTAGCTGCAATTCTTTTCTCATTTAACTCTTGTTTTTCAGCGGCTTCCGCTGCTCTTATTTTCTCTAGATAGAACCTTGAGGCTTGGCTAGGCCTACCTCTGTTTCTTATCATAGCTTCCTTAAAGCGTCCTTCATAGTCATCTATAGCACTTGTGTAAGAAGAAGGTGTGTTAAGAGCTTCCTGTGCTGCGTTACTAGCGTTCTCTGCTTCGCTTACAGCACTAACTGCTGCTGATACTTCCTCTGATTCAGTATAAGGATTAAAAGTAAAGTCTATTGTAGCTTCTTGTTCTTCTTCTTCTAAATTACTAGCAGCAACAGAAGCAGCAATACTATTGATATAAGGGTTAAAGTCTGGTGTTGCACCTGTGCCTCCTCCTCCTATAGAAGACCCTGTTCCTCCTCCTGCACCTTGACTGACAGAAGAAACAGCACTAAGACGTTCAGCTAACGCTATAGAAACAGGATCACCGCCTAAGTAGAAGTTTACAGGGCCACCAGTTAAGTTCCCAGCTATACTGCTTAGGGTAGCTCCATTTGTTCCGGGGATTTCAATGTTACCAATAGGTATACCTGCGGATAATGCTGCTTTAATAGGATCTCCACCTAATATAAAAGAAGTAGCTGCACTAGCTGCCATAGTTGCTGCCGTAGGCCCAAGAGTAGCAGCAATAGCTGTTGCGGTAGCTTTAGACACACCAGCCTTAACAGCAATCTGAGTGGCAGTCCCGCCTATACCTTGAACAATACTTCCTGCTATTGGCCCTAAAATAGACCCTATAACATAAGCTTTTACAGCAGCTATTCCTATGTCTTTTATACTAGGATCTTTAACTTCTAAAGTTCTTATCTCACTAAAGCTGAAAGGATCATAAAGATAAGTAGAGCCATCTTTAGTCTGTCTAATAGGGCTAACATCATACTTATGATAAAGCGCCTGTAACATAGGGTCACTATTATAAGATTCCATCAAAGCTTCTTGATAGTTTAAACCTTTAGTAGCCTGTAGATAAGAAATTTGATCTTTAAGGATAGGTTCTACAAGAGAATGGAACTGCTGTAATTCAGAGTCTGAAGAATTAGTGTGTGTACCTAAGTTACCGCCAAAGTCAGATTTACTAAAAGATTGTTTGCTAGCCGTAACATCATAACCGTAGTAAGAACTTAAAGCAGCTTGCAAGTCTTCAGTACTGTTTAAATTTTGAACAGAACTATATGCTTGTTTAGTTTTAATAACATCTGCACGTTCATTACCAAAGTCACTTAGATAAGCTGGGGTATCTCCAACAAAGCCACGGTACTCCTGCTCGCTAAGTATACGAGTAGGACTATAGTCTATTGATCCTCCACCTACACCTCCTTCACCACCAACAATATCAATATCAGTCAAGTACCCTGTATCAGAAAATGCTTTTTGAAATGCAGTGTCATAAAAATCATCTACATTATCTACATCGTTAATATCAAAGTAGTTAGCGCCACCGGATAAAGTATTGCGGTATTCAAGGAAAGGATTAGCAAAGGAAGAAAAAGACTCAGCCATTATTTACCCCAAGTAGACAAGGTTTTAATACCAAAACTTGCAGCTATAGCGCCACCTAGAAAGGCTTTGTAGTAATCAGGCATAGTAGACAATACAGTAAATCCTTGTTCAACGTAGGGAACCATAGAAGGTATGAAAGCACCTATCAATGGCAAACTTAAAACTACAGCAAACCATTCATCTTTCCATGAGGTCTGTGAGGCAGCAGCTTGTTGAGTTTCCCAATCACCGTCATTTGTAATACGGCGTAACTTGGATTCATGTACAGCTTGCTTTTCAGCAGCTTTATTTTTAAGGAAAGTACCGGCTAAGTTAGCTATAGGTCCAATGAGAGCTTGTAGCATTATACACCCCTTAAAGATAAAGCTAAGGGGCCACCTAAGCAGCCCCCAGCTAGACGGTTGTTACTTAGGAACAACCAAGGTAAGTCCGGCTTCAGGACGAAGTACAGCTTTACCGTACAAAGTGTCTGAAGTGAACAAGTTAGCAAGGAATTCTTGCTTGTACTGTGTCTGCGATCTAACGCCTTGCTGTTCGGCAAGAGTTAGTGCATCACGGTGTACCAAGAGAGCACCTAAGCTATCTACAGCACCTGAAGCACCGTTAGCAGCAGCGGTTTCAACTACAGGGCAGTTAGTACTTACATAAATACCAATACCGTATAGTTCACCAATCTGTCCACCTGTTACTTTGCCATTGTTAACAAAGTCAGAGCTAACGTAGCGATCAATACCCATGATCGTGTTACGCACTGAAGGAGGAATGATAAAGCTACGTCCGTCCATAGGTACGTCTTCATCGTCTAGCTTCTGGATCAATGCTCTAAAGCCACCATCAGTAAAGATGTCAGCAGGAACAACTGTATCAGCTACATAAGTAGTTAAGGTAGCAGCGCCATTGTTAATAAAGAACGTACCGCCATTGTTCAAGTAAGTAGTACTAGTAGTACCTGATGCACCTAGGCCAGTAGCCAAGCTGTGTAGGTCAGTATCTACTTGCTTTGCAAGAGCATAGCCAGCGTCCTCTGTATAGAACTGACGCAAAGAAGACAACGCCTGTACGTCTGTAATGTCTTCAATTAAACGTGAGTACTCAAAGTGACGGTTAATAGAAACCTGTACTTCACCTTCTGTGCTTGCCTGTACTGTTACAGCGGTCTTAGCTGCTTTAGCATGGGCATCACCACGGACAGGCTTAGGAACGTGAATTGTATCACCTTTCTTACCTGACATAGACATCTTCTTGACTAGGTTAGCCAATACAAGATTCTTTTGGTATGCAGCAATAATCTCGTCACTCCAGATTTCTGGGATAAAAGTAGCTGCGCTAGTGTTGTCAACGAACCCGCCAGTTGCGGGATATGTGGAATCAGTCATAATAAATATCTCCTAAGATATAAGTTTATCTGACCCTTTTCTCTTTGTACGCAAGCATAATTTCTGGTTGTAATGCAGCGTAGCGATTAGGGTCTGTTTTCATAAGGTTAATAATGTCTTGTCTTCTATAGATCTTCTTTGGTGCAGATTCAGAACTACCACGGGCATTGCCTGTACTAGCTGATTTAACCGCCTGCTTACGAGCCTGTTGTTCAACCTGTGCAGTCTGTTGGACTACGTTCTGCCGTTCTTTCCAAAGGCTAAATAGCTCATCGGCGGCTTCATGGTCATACTTCTGGTCTGCGTCTACAAACAATCTAGTCCTAACTTTAGATGCTTGAATCCACTCAGCAAACTTAGTATCCTGTAGGATAGACTCCATATCTGGATGCTTACCCTTCAGTTCTGCCATAGCATTACTCTGGCGATACTGGTTTGTGACGGCTTCAGCCTCCCTAATCTTAGGATGGTTCTGAATTGCCCTGTCTACAGCCTTATCAGGGTCTGTAAAAAAGTCTATTTCTTCGACTTCTTGGGGTGCTTGTTGTTCCGGTGTGAGTTGTGTCTGTATGTAATTATCTACAACTTTCCGTAGTTCACCAACTTCAGAACTCTGCCTGCCCAGTAGCTTCTCAGCCTCCTGATGCATCTGCACTAGTTCTTCAGCAGACTTGTTTTGATATTTCTCTGGTATAGAAGGAGGCTCCTGTGGTTCAGGGGTTACCTGCTCTTCCTCATTAAACATATCTAACTGGTCTGTGGACTCTACGTCCTGACGCTCATTCTCTATAATTCTAGCCATTATTAACTCCGTACCTTAGTATTGTGGAGAACTTTATTATAACGGAAGGGTTAACTAATACCTTGTTTCCGTTCGTATGCGATTTGCTGTTTCCTGCGTTTAGCCCACTTGTCATGTGCATCAGGGAAGTCTCCACTGATACCTTCTAACCTAGACCTCACAGGAGATACAATACGCTTTGCGTCCAAGCCACAACTGCACCTAGAAGTTGTGACATCGGACTTTACTAAATCTTCAAACTTATGCCCATCAGGACATCTGAAATCAAACAGCCTCATCTATAGCTTCCTCAGTATCATCTGATTCTGCTTGTTCTTTGGCGCTATCAATCTGTGTCTCAAGATTAAAGAGTGTACCTAAGATAGCTAACTGGCCTTTACGGAAGTACAGGTTATTAGCGTCTTCAGTAAGCTCTACTGAGTTGATTTGCTCAACATTACCTCTAAGGTCTGAGATTAGCTGTTTCCAGCCTTCTGACCTAAACATCGCAAAGTAATTGTTAAAATATGTTTCTAACTCTTGATTCATTGTATTTTACCTTTAGTTAAAGAATACTCATGTACACTAATGTACCCATACATTATAGCATACTTCTGTTTGAATGTCAAGAGTTATTTTTAATTATTTTACAAGTGAATGTAGTAAAGCAAACAGTGCTGCCGGTACTACAAGCAAAGCGACACATATGATTACAAGTGCCTCTTTGAGTTGCTTGTTTTTGGCTTTTTTCTCCGCTGTAAGTCTGTTTATCTCATTTTGTCTAGCAACCCTAGCGTCAGCCATAGCTTGCATAGCGTTAGCCCACAGATGCCCATTGCCTGAAATAATAAATATATCTTTAACTTCAGCTAGGGTATCTGCGATTTGCTTTTGTGCAAGCTGGTGCTGTATAGCGTCTCCAGCAGACAAAGGTTGAGTATTTTTAATTTTTTGTAAATCGTGCTGTGCTTCACCCAGAGTACCTAAGAATGAGCTAATCTGCTGTATGTCAGATGTAGCACTGGCTGCACGGTTAAGTGCAGTAGTAGCAGCGTTGACTGTACTTACAATGGCAGCTAGCTCAAGTACCATTAGCGTCCCCTAGTGCCGCCTGAAGCTCTAGTAGGCTTCCTTTTGTTTAGCATCTGCTTTGATTTATTCTTCTTCTTAGGTGGTCTTCCCACTTTAGATCCGTATGTACCTGTACCGTATGGCATTAGCTTCTCCTTGATTTAGCGCCAGAACATTTCCAACGCTTTCTTGATAAGTTGTTTGGTGTATTAGGGTCATTCTGCTTTGCTTTAGGCAGACGTTTCTTAATACCTAAACTACGAGCACAGTAACTATCACCTTTGCTAGTTCCTGCTCTAACTCTGGGACCACCTCCTTTAGCTGGGCCAGCTTGCCCATAACTTACTTTTTTACCACTAGAAGTAATTTTTACTTTAGCTTTACCTTTCCTAGCCCTTGTTCCTCCAGATGCCCTAGCCACTATGCGGCCTTCTTAGAAGCCTTTGGAGTCTTCTGTTTTTCTGTAGCACAGTTGCAGGCTTTTATTTCTTTAATAGTTTTCTCTAGCTCCTCAAACTTAGCGTTTACTTGCTCTACGATCTCTAAGAGTTCTGTTCTAGTTACTACCATTAGTAGGTACCCCCTGTAGTTGCATTGGAGCCTGTGGTGCAGGCTGTGGTGGTTGTGGTTGTCTAGACTGCTGTTGTGTAGGAGTCTTGAGGTCAATCTCCTTTTCCTTTAGCATAGTTTGAGCTATCTTCATTCTACGCTCAAATTCCTTATCGTCCTGATCCCCTGCCTTTAGGTTAGCTGTGATAGCCTTAATCTTGTCTATCTCAAGCTCCTGTGGCAGTAGCTGTGCCTCTATAGCAATCTTCTGTGCTCTTGACTGAGACTCTCCAGCTTGACCGTTGAGAGCCGCTGTCTGAGACTGCTGGAAGGCCATCTGTGCCTGTGCGGCCTGTTGCTGCATTTGTTGCTGCTCTGGCGTAGGCTGTGCGGCTTGTGCGGCCTCATCAATCTTAGCAATAAGCTCTTCACGGTTGGATACGTTCATGTTGTCAATAATTGACTGTATCAAAGTATTGTACAGTGGAGACTCTGGGGACATTGTTTGCAGTAGCTGTACAAGCTGTGTTACTTCGTACTCACGGGCAATAATACCTAGAGTAGAGGTGGTGTTAAACTTGTAGTCCTTGACAGGATAGTTCTCAGGGTCAAACTGCATATATCTACAAGCAGCCATCTTTACAAAGGGAATCAAGAAGGACTGCTGGAAGTTAATCAATGTACGCTTGTGACGCTTAATAATGGCACCTAGAGACATGCTAATACCAGCAGCCGTAGCGTCACCGTTGATACTACCGGCGATACCAGCGGAGTCTATAGCTCCTGTAGACATCTGAACCATCTTCTGTAGCTCTGCTGCCTGTGTAAAGGTAATCTGATTTACTTGCCCAAAGTTAAAGGGGTTCAATACTGTCCTAGGGTCACCATTGGTCAAGATGATTTTTCCAGGTCTAACCTCCGGTCTAGAGCCTCTAGGGAGCCGTGTAGCGTCCATAGCAAGCATTGGGTGTACAGTTAGGGCTAACGCATCAATACGCGCTCTAAGCTCTGTATCAAGGGCTTTCTGGCTATTGTAACCTTTCTCACACACACCACGGCCCCAGAACTTACTAGGCACTACGTCCCAAGGGAATGCAACAATAGGTCTGTCCTGCATCATGTATGGGTTTTCTTCAGCTTTTAGCAGTATGCCACCATTAGCAATAACAACAATAGCTTCAACGTAGTAACTTTCGTTCTCTTCTTCGTCTTCATTGTCTACCTCTAGGTCAGCAATGTCCTCGTCTTCACCTAACAACGCTTCCTTCTCACCTATCTCTAGCAAGTAGCGTGGTACTAAACCATAGTACTTAGTTAGACGTACCTTGTCCTCATCAAAGGATGTAAGGTCTTGGTCTGCCTCTAGGTCATAATCGCCAGCTTCCTGACCTACATATACGTCCCTGTAGACCCCTTCTTCCTGTAGTTGCTGCACTAGGTGTCTGGACACAAACTCATCTACAGCAACGCCTAGAGCGTTCTCTACGGAGGTAGCAACAGGGTCAATTAAGAAGTTCTGTGGCAGTACTGGGCGTAATTTGACCATTGTACGGTCAGTAATGTTAACACCTACTGCCTGTAGCTGCCCGTCCATAATAGGTTGGGTAGCAGGAGCCATCTCTTTGACTTCCTCTAGCACTACTTCAGCGACACCAGTGCCAAATACAGCACTATTGATTAAACATTCTCCTACTTGCTTTCGGATCTGTGCTTTTTCAAAGTCCTCATGCAGTTTATTGCGTAAATACACAACATCTTGGCTATCTGGGTCAGCTAAGTCATCGGTAATGTCAAAATACTTGCCTCTACCAAAGGTTGCCTCCTCTAACTCTGCTACACTGGACTCTACAGCCTGCTGAAGTGCAGGGCTGATGATTCTAGAGCGTTCACTCTTCCTACTGGAGTCTTCTGCTGCCCACTGTCCGCGCCAAAGCCTATAGTATTCCTCAAACCTCTCTGAGTAGTTGGCCTCGTAATGATCTCTCCATGAGTCACACTTAGTCATCACCCAGTTCTCTAGGTGCTCTTCGCTCATTAAGACATCGTTATCACCGTAGTCCATTATCTTTTACCTTTTCTGGCTGTTTTGGCTGCTTTTTTGAACTGTGCGGCTGTAGGAGCACCTTTACTACCGACTTTACGCATCTTTTCACCGGAACCCGCCGCGATACGTTTACGTTTAGCATTTATATTACTGTATAGACCTTGTTTAGCCATGTTACTTTCCTATTTTCTTTTGAGCAGCTTTATGAGACTGAGTAAAAGTCTTACCCGCCCTCATGTTTTTTCTCATTTCAGTCATGTGTTTAGGGCTGTGGTGGGAAGAGTGTTTTTTTAACATTTCTTTTTGTTTTGTAGTTATAGTTTTCATTAGTATCCTGTTACTACATCTAAAATTTCTAAGTCATCAATCTCAAAGTCATATGAGTAGGCTACTTTAGCCAATTGATCTGTGTATGCAAAAGCGTCTATCAAGTCATCATGTGTTAAGACATCAGGGAACTGGAATAACTGATCCATAAACCTAGTGTTCCACTCACCTTTACCTAGAGTAATCTGACCGTTCTCAAACCTACCCTGTAAAGCCCACATGATCCTGTCTGTTTTCTTTCTGTTACCATGTGTAAGCTCCTCTACAACAAAGAACCTACCATTTTGTTTCATCATGTCCATCAATGGGGACATTACAGCCTGCTTAGAGATACCACGCTCAATACCTACACTAATAGGTCTGTAGTCCCTGACTGCTTGGAATATCTTTCTAGCTGTCTCCGCTAAGTCCCACCTACCGTATATAATGTTCTCTAGGAACCAGCCGTCCTCGTTGACCTTGACTACCGCTATGGCTGACTCATCCAGCTTAGAGTTCTTAGATCTTTTCTTACTTACGTCCTCAAAGCCAGCTAAGTCAATACTGATGTAGTAGTCACCTACGTCTGGCTTGTCACCAAACTTGACCCACTCCTCCTTAAACATCTCTGAGCCTCTAGCCTCAAAGGATGCCATAAACTCCTGTCGGAATGCATAGGAAGACATGGACTTTTTAGCTAGGTCTATCTCCTCTGAGTCCAGTAGTTCGTTGTCGTAGCTTGTAAAGTGCCAAGCCTCATAGGACACATCGTCCTCTAGCTCTGCGTACTTGTACAGGTCATAAAAGTGGTTACGTCCCATAGGTGTACCTATGAACAACGCACCACCCTTTTGGTCAGCTAAGGCAGGTCTAAGGATCTGCTCAAAGACCTCTGGTTTCATATCTGCGTACTCATCCATCACTAGGAACTTTAGTGACACACCACGCATAGTCTCCGGTCTGTCTGCACCCTTGAGGGATATAGTGGCACCGTTGACCAGTTTTATTTGTAAATTGTTAATGTGAGCACTTACTACCACTGGATTAGCCAAGTCTAGTAGTGTTTGCCACATGATGTCTCTAGCCTGCCCCTGTGTAGGAGCTACATAGAACACCTGTCCCTTGTCCGCCTGTAGTGCGTTTACAATAAGCATCCATGCAGCTAGTCTGGATTTACCTGTACGTCTACCCGCAGCTACAATCTTAAACCTAGTGTCATCTGCCCAGACTTGCTTTTGCCAATCTAGGAGTTGTATGTTTAGATCAGTCATAAAAGTACTTGACTACTAACTCATCCAAGTCTTTTTCTTCCTCACACTCATACTCAGCATCTAACTCAGGATTACCGTCCCAATTTAGATCCTCTTGTTTAGCTAGAGTCTCTCTGTATTCTCTACTATCCATAAGTCCACATCACAGGTATATCTGTAGATCTAACATCCACATGCACAAAGCCACCGGCTACACCAATCCCTGTAAACCCTAGCTCTATGGCCTTCTTAACTATAGTGTGCCGTTGAATACCGGATGACACAGCTATGTCCGCTGCAATGCCTTGGGCATGAGTGCCAGCCTTAGGCTTCTTTAGTTCTATAGGGTGCTGTGGTGATCTATAGCCGCTGGTGATTACAAAAGGGAAACCACAGGCCTCCCTTAGTTCATCTAAGGCCAAGATTAGTTCATCTTCTATTTCATTCTCACCTGTGGCTTGACACACAAACTCTTCCCTAGTGAAGTACTTAAACATCTGTATATTCTCCGTCTATAGGTTCACTAGGTTCCACCTCTGTTTCAACAGTGCCGCCTAAACCTGAGATTGTTATGTTTACTGATGATCTACCACTGGCTGCATCTTTCTCAAAGTAACTCAAGGGTAGCATACGATCCATCACTAGTTTCCATGCAGCCGCTTGATTCTTATGGTCATCATTAAGTGCCGCGTCAAAAATACTGTCAAGTACCTTACGAGACTTAGGGGACGCAAGCATACGAGCCTTATACTCATTAATGATACCAGCGTCACCTTTAGGTCTACCTAGAGCTTTCCTAGAGCCTCTAGATTTAGAAGCTACCTCAGACTTCTTAGGTCTACCTCTTTTCCTTTTAGCAAGAGTAGGTTTATTATCAACATCCATGTGTATTTTACCTTACTGTCTCTCTAAGAATACTCTATCAGTATAGCATATTTTTGTGTCCTTGTCAAGTCCTTTTTACTATTATTTAGTAGTGTACAATAATACTATAGTAATCAATAACTTGGCTATGTTAGTAAGTACTTACATTATAGGAGTTTTCTCTAGTTTTCTAATTTTAGCTCTGGTGTACAAGAGTGCCTACTATAGATTACGACAGATACGCCAGCCCCTCCCCGGCCCTCTAGCATAACCCACGCCTCATGTCAACAAAAGAATACAAAAGAATTCACC